TGGTTACAAGGTCAACGCTGGATTCGTCGGCAAGCTTGGCAGCAGTGACTGCATCATTGGCAAGCTGTGTGGCCGTGACACTTGAAGTTGTGAGTGACGCTCCAGGGATGGTGTTATTGCCAAACAGAATCTTCCCGCTTGGAATTGTGGCGTCTGCAATCAGCGTTGTAGCCCTTCCAACCAGGTCGGTGACCGTAATTTTTTTGGTCTCGCTGGCGCTTACATCGGCAATGGGCAGAAGATCGCCGGCCGCAAGGTTGGCGCCAGCAAGCGCTGCTAGTTCGCTGATCCTCAGGTCGGCCATTGCGGGGCTTCCTTTTAGTTTTTACAGATACAACGAGTCTAAGGCTCCTATTCAAGCTCTTCCAGCAACAGGAAGGACGCTGGATCTTGCTCCAGTTCGATCTTCGACTCGTCTTCCTGTAACAGGAAACGGTTTTCTTGCGTCTTGGTACGAAGGCGGATCGGACCCGTAGCCACAAAGTCGATAGCGCCCGTTACTAATTGGTCGGCCGCAAAACTAACTGCAGATGCAGTGATTATCCCGTCAAACTCCCACCACAAAACGTCGTTGAGTTGGCCAGGTTCGTACGAGCCTGCAAAGGGTGCTGTGCTGGCTGATTTGATGTAAAACCGTCCATGAAAAGTAGACCCCACTTCTGTGCGAAGCACCAGCTGCATCAGGTAGTTAACGGGCTCTTCATGGCGGTTGTTTGTGTAATCCCAGTGGGCGGTTAGTCGTCCGCTTCCGCTGATCAGGCTGCTGTACTGCTGGCGGTATTCATCGCTCAGCGTTGTAATGTCTACAGTTTCGCGGTTTGTGTTCAGTTCGTACTCAACAACATCTCCCAAAATACGTGATTCGCGATCACGAACAATCACGTTAATGGGGATATTTCTTGCAATCGCTGCAAGGGAAACTCGCCCTGCTGTGCCGCCATCCAAACTTGCGGCAAACGTGTTGTAGAGCCTGATCCCGCCGAGTTGATCAATAAAGATGTACCAAGCACCACTGGAATGAACAGTGTTATTTGCCCAGCCACTAGCGGCAATAAAATCTAAGTCAGTGCCGTCGGTGGTTGTGATCTCAATAAAATCGCCAGTGACAAGAAAGCCTTCTTCAAAGTCGAAGCTGAAGCGGTCATAGTCGGCGTTTACATCGTCAGGATTTAAGACGCTTTGTTTTGCGCCTTCAAGAGCTGTGCGGGTCAGCTCGATATTGCCAATATGGCCAAGATAAATTCCCATTAGATTGTCACCGCAGTAAGCGCTCCAGTTGCTTGGAAGCTGATCTGTGCGCTACTCACTTCGCCAACGCTGGCACCATACGAAACACTGGTGACCCACGCATTAAAACTTACGTCGTTGGTGGTATTACCCTGCACAAAACGCAGTCGAAAGTTGACCGTATCGGTATCTGTTACGCCTCCAACTTTTAGGATTTTTTTGAGTGCCGTTGCTGCGTCATTGCGGCCGGTGGCGTCGCTGTAATACAGAAGAGTTGCACTGCCGCTAAATTCTTGGACGCCTGGTGCATAGGTGCGCTGCGAGTCACCAAGACTCGTAGTCTCAAGCGCTTCAAGATTGCCGGTTAGATTCCAGCTGGTGACTTTGATTTGTTCGGAGCCGTCGATCAGCAGGCGGCCGTCGCGTCCGGTATATGCTTTCAGCATTAGATCACAGCCACCAAACTTACTGTAACGCTACTGCGCCCAGGCCTTACTGCCTGTATCACAGGAGCAGAGTCGTAGCGCCAGCGAGCAGATGGTGGAGCATCAATCGTGGCTGCTGATCCAGTCCAGCCAGCCCGCACATCGCTAGGCAAAGTAAACGTACGGAAGGTGCCAAGTTGCGCCTCGTAGTCAGCAGTAAACAGCTGAGCGTTGGCATCCGTGATGTTGTCGTAACTCAGGCTGAGTGTCGCGTTGGTGCGGCGGTTGCCGTACAGGATGCGGATCTCGGCTCCTGACTGAGCGTTATACCGTTTGATCGGCCAATCGCCAGGATTGAATTCGCGGCCGGTCGGTTTTAAGGTCGGGAACGCCATCACTCGGTGTACGTAAAGTTGCCGGGAGTCAGCACGTCCTTTGCAACAATGCTAGCTCCAGAGGAATCGACGGGTACTTGGATCGCCGATACGTTGATGAGGCCATCTTCATCCAAAGTCAACTGTTCGACTTGGTAAATGCTGCTGTTGTTTTGCTGGCTCATCAGCGTGAACAGTGTCCCACGCAGGGCAGGATCGCTAACGGTGTTATTTGAAATTGTTAGAGAGCGTTCAAATGTTTCCTGTGTTGTGGGGTTGTAGACCATCGCGTTATACGTTCCATTCGGTAGGGGGTTGATCGTTACCAAGGATCCAGCGTCGGTGATTACGCCGTTTGTGTTGGCGTTGAACGTTGTGGCTGTGGTCATCACGCGGATGTATGAGCCGGGTTGGATGCTGAGTGCGTCCGGCACTGTTTTGAAGGTCACGGTTTGAGTGACTCGGCGGCGGATGCTCAACAGGAAGCGGGCAGTCCGCAAAGCCTGTTCGCGGTTGGTGCAGAAGTCGGTCAGATCGAAAACCTGCTGAGTTGGCGGGCGGTCGTTGCTGACTACATCGGCCCAGTCGACAATCACCGAAGCTTGGGTGGGCAGATCGTTTTCAACTGTTTGACGCCAGGTGACTAGAGCGCGGAAGTTTGTCCGCTGGGCAATATCGATGTACTGGAGCTGCAGCGAATCTTCGATGATGTTGCCCGAGGTGAAGATCTGTTCGACTGGAACTGGGCCTGTGCTGATTCTGAAGTTGCTGTCGTAGGGCAGCGCTGGAATCAGGCCGAAACGACCGTTTTTAATTGTGAAGTTGCAGAGTTGTAGTGGCGCTAGGTTGAAAATGAACGAGCGCAGGGCTTCGCTGTCTTCGATCACGCCGTCGTAGAAGATCTTGTTTGCTCGCAGGAAGCGAGCGGTAATCTGCAGCGACTGAATATCGATCAGTTCTTCCGGGACAATGTTACCTACACCTTGTGACTGATCCAGCAGCAGGTAGTACAACAAGTCGGCAAACAAGTTGCTTGGGCCAGCGCCGCTATCGATTAGGCGTGGAACATTGATGCCGCTAGGCAGCCAAGCGCGGATTTGACCAACGCTGCCGATTTGGCCGCTGGATTTAACAGCGATGGCCAGTGTAGAAAGATCGGTGTAGTTCGCTGGTGTTTGGTTGGCGATGTATTCGTTGATGTAAACGACTTCATGCTCTGGCCCCGACTCGTTGGACTTGGTTAGTTCTTGATAGAAGCTGACATCAGCTAGTTGGGATTGCTGCTCAAAAATCCGTGCTGCCCGAGATACGCCATCCGGTGACGTAGGTGTATTAGGCGTTGGGCTGCCGGTGCTAGTTGTGGTTGAAACGCTAGAGACACGGAAGTTAAACGTTACACTTGAAACCGAGCTTGTCTTAAATACGTTTACAGCAGACAACGCTCTTGTAAAGTCAAAGGTACTATTTAGCGGCCAATCACCTGTAAAAGACTGTACTGAATAGACTATATCTCTCCAGACTTTTGTGCCACCAGTAAGCGCCACGTAAGCGGAGCTTAGGTTTATGTTAGGAGTGCCGTTAGCAAGGTTTGCCGTTGCGCGTATGGTGATCGTTCTAGTTGCTTGAGTGACAGTAAATGTTGCAACTTTAACTGTGCCGACTACTGCTGTTCTTGGATCACCAAAAAGCTCAAAATAAACTGCATTATCGGGAAACCTGAATTCAGCTGTACTCGCTGGGCCGCCAAGAAATACGACGGCTGTAGGGTTATTTGTGGTTGTAGTTGTGCCTGGAGTTACAGGTGTTCCGCCCGTAAAGGCGGTGCTCGCATTGGTAGTTAGTTCTTTATTTTTTGTGAGTTCACCAACTGAGATCAGCTTGCCTTTGGTGCTAATACGGAATGCGCCGTAAGCGGTCGAATAGTCCTGACCAAAGTTTGTATCGCCCAGGATTCCTTCGGCATCTAACTGGAGAACCAGCTGGCTTTGGACTGCGCTCTGACTGCTGTCGTCGCTGGTAGGCGGATTGACTTGGGCGCCAGGTGACGGAACAATTCGATACTCGTAGTAATCAGTGACACGCGGGCGAATCCTGATCAAGTTAAATTGATCGATTGGAGCACTTCCGGTAACGCAGAAAAAGATGGGGATTCGCACCCATGCAAGTTCTCCTTGCCCAAACTTTTGGACTGGACGTACCAGGATTGAGAAGAATGAACTACGTGCGAGATAGCGATCAAGTCGTGGAGTTGTAAGTGCAATATTTTTTTGATCCAGTCTCAGCAACTTGGCCGGAGTCACAAGAGCGTTGAAATTTGTCAAGCCGCTAGCGCGATTCCAGACTTGGCTCTTAATGCCGATTTCGATAACTTCCGTGTCTCTGCGAACAGGTCGAATAGCCGCTTCGCTGTAACGGCATAGGGGATAGAAGCCTGTACCGATATTGGTATTGGGGTCAAAATCACGGCCGTCGTAACCGGCTAGTGGCTCAGTAATGGCGCGTGTGCCAGCAGCTCCAATCTGGCCTGTACCGATAACTTCTGTGCAACGAAGATTTACGTCGACTTGGCTATTGGGAATGCTGCCCGTGCGGCTTTCTACAACCCAAACAGTTCCACCGATAATCCAACGAGATCCAACGGTCAAAATATCGTCTGCTCGTGTGCGCCAGGCATCAGCAGAAGATTCAAGATCGGTGAGGTTTACTTCTGTATCTTTAAAATCAGATGCTGCAAAAGCATCCCAGTTATTGGGATTGATTGTAAATACTGCTGTAGCTCCGACGGTTACGTTTACAAACGTACGCACTGAATACGGCTGTCCATTAATTCTCGTGATGCCCATCCGCTTGGAATACTGCCGTCCCACGCCGGGCTGGCCTACTGCTGCAATCGACTCGGGGGACTGATTATCAAAGAGAGTTAGCACATCAGCTTTTGCGCCAGCAATCTTTCTGCGTCGCGCTTTAATTTCAGCGCGTTGTTCTTGGTTTTCAGAGCCAAGCGTCGAAGCTTCAGGAGCACTAACAATCTCCCAGTTAAACCGGAACGCTGTGCCGTTTTGTATTGGCGAGAAAGTACCGAACTGCGACTGGTTTTGCGGGTTGTAGGCAAAAGAAAAACCGCTGCTGAATTGACCGTCAGCTGTAGGCGAGGTGAAAACTTGGCGGCCTAGCGTGGCGCTAGATGAGCCAGCAATAATTGCACTCGGCCTGTTGCTTCCTGCTTTTGAAGACCAGTACAAGGCATATTCGTTGTTATCAAGAATTGATAGGGCAGTGGTGCCAACACGAATGCCGCCGAGTTCTGGAGTTGTCAGCCCAAACTGTCCGGCAACATAAATGCCTTCGTAAGATTGGAACGAGCCGTTGGCGAATAAGCGGCTCCAGACAAGAGCGGGGGCAATGATGATGCCGCCAGTGCTCAAACTATCAGCGCCTACATCCCGCTTGCCGAAAGGAATAGGAATGGGCTGATTGTATTCAGCGAGGCTGCTGACGTTATCGAAGCTAGTAGTTTGATTGAAACGCGTGGGGCCGATCTGATCGGAGAGTTGACGGCTACGGATTCGCGGCTGATTTTCGAGCGTTGGTACTTTTGGTGCCAGCAAAATGCTGACTGCTGTACTGGCAAGGCCAATAACAAGGCTGACAACTGCGATAATTGTGCTTGGCTCGTTATTGATATCGGGTACATGGTCATATTCAGCAGGGCGGACACGAGCCCGTAGCTGAGCGTGGCGTATGAATTTGCGGTATTCCTCTTCTGTGCAGCCGAGTGTTTCGATTAACGCGATTTCAAACGGTAACAGCGGCGGATCGAAAGGACGGACGCCGGTTTCCAATCCACGCTTTTGGTCAGGTTGTTGATGTACAGAATTCCCGTCTGCCATGTCACCCCAAAAGCCAGCGGAGCCGCTGTCAAGATTGCAATGTCCCCATCGTAGATGGGCTCGTCAATCACAGTGCAAAACCTTCGCAGGTCTTGAAGCACCTGCCGGGGCGTCATCTCGTACCA